CCGTCGATGCAGAGGCAGCATTGGATTCAGCCCAGTTGGAAGTTATCCGGCTGAAAGAAGCGCTTAAGGCGGATAAAACACCGGAGCTGGCGCTTGCATTAGAAAAGGCGAAAACAGAAGCCAAAGGCGCGAAAAAAGAATGGCAGGATAGTGCAAAGTCGGTAACGCAATTAGAGACTGCGGTTAAAAAAGCCGGTGGTGATTTAAACGACCTGGCAACCACGCAAAAGAATTTATCCGACAGTATTGGCCGCACCAATGGTGCCTTAAAAGCCAATAAACAACAGCTGGATAAAGCCCGTTCCGGGCTTAATCAAACCGCAGAAGCAGCAGAAAAAACCGGCAATAGCTTCGGTAGCTTTGTTGGTAAAGCGGCGGCACTGCTGGGTATCGTTACCATTGTCGATAAAGTGCGCGATGGCCTGCGTTCGCTGGCGTCCAGCGTGTACGACACCGGCACTCAGTTTGAGCTATTAAGTAAGCGATTAAGCCCGGAAGAGCTGGGTTACATTGAAGAGTTTGCCCGTAACACCCCGCAGCAGCTGGAAGGTGTAGCTGATGCCTTCTTGAAGCTGCGCACCTTAGGCATAGATCCAACCAATGGCAGCCTGCAGGCTCTGGTCGATACTAATGCGGCTATGGGTGGCAGTCAGGAGACGCTGGAAGGCATCATTCTGGCCGTCGGCCAGGCGTGGTCAAAGCAGAAGCTGCAGCAGGAAGAGGCACTGCAATTAATTGAGCGCGGCGTGCCGGTGTGGGATCTGCTCAGCGATGCCATTGGCAAAACCGTGCCGGAGCTGCAGGACATGGCAACGGCGGGCGAATTGGGGCGCCGTGAAATCCAGTTGCTGCTTGATGCCATGGCCAGCAAAAACATGGGCGAAGCTCAGGGCCAGATGGATGCCATGGCTGGGCTGGTATCCAACCTGCAGGACCGCTTCAGCCAGTTTTACCGCATGATCGCCGACGCCGGCGTTTGGGAATACTTAAAAGGCCAGTTGCGCGATGTCGGCGCGTGGTTTGATGAAATGGCCAGTAGTGGCCAGTTGCAGGTACTGGCGAAGCGGATCAGCGATGCCTTTATCGCGGGTGCAGAATCAGCTAAATCCTTTGTCAAAACTCTGGTTGGCCTGCGTGACGAATTTTCGTTGCTGGCAAAGGCATGGATCGCGTTAAAAATTGCCGGTTGGGTGACGGATATAAAGTCTGCCACCGGGGCGTTTGGGCTTCTGGCTGGGGGAGTTCGCCAATCGCGTGATGCTGTTACCGGGTTGGGTACGGCGCTTGGGGCGGTTGCAACAACAGGGATAGGTGCTTTTACAAAACTCGGCAATGCTGTCAGGTCTACGGTTGGTTTTTTAAGCAAGGCTGGCAATGCCGCTGTTGTTGGTTTGGCCACAAATGTTGTGGCTCAGACATATCGGGCGGCGACGGGTTATTCTGCGCTTAAAAAAGCGGTGCAAGAGTTGTGGGATGCGAATGCCGAGTTAGACCATAGTAGCCTTAGGTTGGCTGACCGCTTCAGAGAAATCAGCGAACAAACCGGCGTAGCGGTTAAAAGTATGGCTGAGTTGGATGCTGCCATTAAAAGCGGTGCCATTGTCATTGATGAGCAGGCAGGCCGGTATCTATCGGCGGCTCAGGCGGCTGAGGAATATGCCAAAAAACAGAAAGAAGCGGCGGAGGCTTCAGACGAACACGCAATAAAAGCCAGTGCGCTGAGTGCGGCCTATGAGCGTGTCAGTGAGTCTCTGAAAGAAGCGGTTGACGATAACGGCAAGCTGGCATCGGTCATGGATGATCAGGTTACGGCGGCGCTGAACGGTGGTGTTGAGGCGGTTGGTGGTTTTGTGCTGGCGCTGCGCAGTGCAGAGCAGCAGGGCAAGCTAACAGCAGAGCAGATTGATACCACGCTGCGCCAGGCAATCAACGGCCTGAGCGAACCAGAGCAACTGCGGTTTGGCGATCTAATACGCGAATCAATGGAAAAAATTGGCGACGGCACAAAGTCGGCAGGCCTTAAGGTTGAGTATCTTCAGCGGCTGCTGGACAACCTGAACGCCGCTCGTGCTGAAGCGGCGTTAGAGCGGCTGGGTGTCTCTTATGATCAGCTCGCCGGAAAAGTGACTGATGCGGTTGATCAGTCCGTTAAGGATCTGACCATCATGGGTGAAGAGATCCTGAAGATGGGCCTTAAGGGTAAAGATACGGGCGACACGATCCAGCTGGCGCTTACAAATGCGCTGCGGAATGTAAAAACAGAAGCCGATAAGTTGGCGCTGGAGCAAGTGTTTATCAAATTTCAGCAGCAGGGGCTGGTCACTTATGTGCAGGTTGAGGAGCTGAAAAAATCCCTGCGGGGTGTTGCGGATGTTGCTGAGGAGGTTGGTGCTCAGGCTGCAAGTGGTCTGGAGCCAGTGGCTGATGCGCTGGATGATGTGTCTGACTCTGCGGATTCTGCCTCGGTTTCTGTTATTGCTGTGAGCAGTGCCGGTGCTCAGTTGCTGGATACCTTTTCAGCGGCGCGGGCTGAGGTTGCGGAGCTTGGGTCGGCAGCGGAGGCTATGTTCCTGCAAATGGCTGGCGTGGTTGATGTCGCGGCTGATGTTAACGATCTGACCGGGGCTATCCAGCAGTACAGTGCAGAGATTGTCACGGCCAATAATACGGTGGGTGACAGTTTCGCGCAGACGGCGGCGGATATTAATAAAGCGAAGGCCGCAACATTGCTGGCCTACAGCGAGCAAAAGCAAAAATTCGAGCAATATCTGGGCGCTCTGCAAAGCGGCGAGGGTGTTACTCAGGGTCTGATTAATCAGGCGCAGAATGCAACCCAATGGATGGGGCTGCTGGGCGAACAGGATCTGGCTCAGCTGCGCGGGGCACTGGATGATGCCAACGCAAAGCTGGTGCAGATGCAGGATGCAGCGAGCAATACGCTGGATCAGCTGCAAACCGAACTCGACCGGCTGCAGGGTAATCAGGACGCGATTAATCAGCGCGACTACGAAAACAAACGGCAGGAGCTGCAAAACGCCATCGAAGAAGCCAAGCGCTACGGCAATCAGGAGGCGGTGCGCCAATACACCGAAGCCCTGCGGGTGCTGGAAGAGGTCCGGCGCGAAAAACAAAAGCAAACTACAGAGCAGCGCAAGGCCAGCACGTCGGCCGGCAGCAGCTCCGACAATGGCCGTACTCAATCAGCCAGCCCTGGCAGCACAACCACCATCAAACTCCAATCGGCCAGCGGTAATAAATCGGTCAGTCTGAATGGCGAGCCGGACGCCGTTAATCGGCTGCTGTCTGTGCTGGAAGATGCGGGCCTGCGCTCAGCGGGCTGACATTACAAGCGGGAATCATCATGCAACTGGATACCTTAGAACTGCCCGGTAATTTGTACTGGGCGGATGAATTTGCGTGGGCGGGTGCTGCGCAAAGCGTTGAGCGCACCGTGTCTGGCGGCGCGGTTGTTGAATCACAGCTCCTCGCGTATGGCCAGCCCATAACACTGACTGGGGCGTGGGCAACCCGTGCGGAGGTGCTGGCGCTTAACGATATGCAGGCGCAGCCCGCCACTGTGCGCACCTTAACCCTTAACGATGGCAGCACCCGTGCCGTGCTGTTTGATATCGCGGCGGGCGGTGTCGAGGCCGAGCTATTAAGCCCTGAATTAAACCCCACTGCTGAAACCCTGTACGAACTCACCCTGCACCTGATTACCGTGGAGCCTGTGTAATGGCGATTAACGCTTCTGATGTCCAAATCATGCGCCCTGAGCGTGTAACCGATGAAACCGACGGCGGCGGCATGATGACCGGCGTTGCCATTGCCAGTGGCGACATTAACAACCTGTGGGACGATATCCCGCGCACAATGCTGGCCTATGGCGGTGTCAGCCTGCGCAAGCTGTTCTGCGCCATCCGCAGCGCCAACGTCGATAAATTCCTTGGCGCTCATGCGATGCTGGCCAGCGATGCTGCAGCGCCCAACGTCAGCACACTGCTGTTCAGCACCGGCGATCATTACGATCAGCGCAGCAGTGCGCAGGATAAAATTGAGCAGTTTGTGGTGCTCAGTACCCGCAGCGCATTGCGCCCTGTGGGTACTCAGCGCGAAGGGCAAACCTCGTTGGTGCTGTACGCTGCCCGCGAAGCCGATGCGCCGGAAGTGGGTGCGGTTCTGTACCTGATCGGCGGCGGCAACAGCCAGCCGGTTAAAGTTACGCGCGTGGATGTAGCGGCGGCCAGCTACACCTATCTGGATAAAAACGGCGACTTTCAAACCTACAAAGCGTTCGAAGTGGTGCTGAAAATCAGCCAGCCGCTGCAGTACGATTTTGTGGGTACCGATCCGGCACCGGCGGCGCAGCACCCCACCGAAATCTACAACACCCAAAGCAACAACAGCGCCAAGTATTACGGCATTAAGCCACTTGCGCAGCCCGCTGTGGCTGGTGATCGGGCGGTGATTGTGGATGGCATCTTTTCGCCCATTGTTCCTGCTGCAACCACGGAGCAGGCGATTCTTGATCAAACCCCAGGCATTGCGCAGCGCACTGTGCAGGCGTCGGGGCCGCTGCTGTCGCGCAGCCTGGGCACCGTCACTGGCCCGCAAACGTTCACTCTGCCATCGGCATGGCTTCCGGGCACGTTGCGCTTAACTGTGGGCGGCAGTGTGTATGCGGAAGACGGCAGCGGCGTGCGGTTATTGTCTGGCTCTGCGTTTCTGTCGGATGTGCAGCTGAATGCCGCCGATGGTGTGCTGGTGTTTTCGGTGTCGGGCAATCGTGCGGTATCGGTGGAGTATCAGTCGGGTGTGGCTGTGGAGTTGGTGCCGTACACCGACAGCGTGGAAGTTACGGCTGGCAATCGGCAGATAACCTACACCGAACAATTACAGCCTGCGCCTATGCCGGGCAGCGTGCGGGTAGAATTTGCCTACCTTGGGCGCTGGTATGTGGTGTCCGACAACGGTACCGGCGTGCTGTCGGGCAATGGTGCATCCGGCAGCATCAACTACAGCACCGGCAGCGTGGCCCTTACGTTGCCCGGCGAGCCGGATCTGGCCAGCCGCATGATTTACACCTGGGCGCAGTCGTCGTTCACTGAGTTGCCATCCGGGCCGCAGGATGTGTTTATTGGGGTGGATCTTGATGGTGTTCCTGCGGCAGGCACTTCGGTCGTCAGCTGGCAGCGTGGCAGCAGCAACTACACGGCCACGGCGGGGGCAGATAATGTGTTGTCCGGGTCAGGGGATGGCTTTGTTCTCGGCAGCCGCTTGCTGTTTCGCAGCGCCAGCTTGCCCAGTGGGGATTTTACCGTAACTTACCAGCGCCAGCTGGCGGGGCAGCAGCTGACTACTGACGTAGCGGTGGCGCAGCAAACCGGCGGCACTATTACGCTGGATACCGGTGTGGCTGATGTTATCCCGGCCAGTGTCCTATTCAGTGTGGATGTTACCTGGACGGTGACAACTAACAGCGGCGGAGTGGTGAGTGATACCCGCTTCAGTAGTACGCTGATGCTGCGCGGCAAGGCCAATGGTCAGCTGGTGCGCAGTGGCTTTTCGTCGGTGCTGGGCAGCATTAACGCTGCCACTGGCGTGGTTACGCTGAACGCCGATGCGCTGCAGGTGACGGTGCAGGAGTGGGTTAAGGGGTCGGCAGTGCTGGGTAACTGGCAGCTGGTGACCAACACCAAAGTCATGCGGGTGGAATCGCAGACTGTGCAGGTGCGCTACTTCACCAGCAGCGCCACCGAGGCTGCATCGGTTGTGGTGCCATTTGCCGATTTACGGCTTGTTTCTCAGCTGGGCGACCGGCCTCTGGTGCCTGGCGCATTGCAGTTGCGCGTGGGTGGTGATGATCTGGTGGATCGTGGCGATGGCTACCTGTACCGGGGCTGGAATGCCGGCACAGGTGCTGGCATTCAGTGCGGCACGGTGAACTACTCGGGCGCTGCGGTCGAAATTAACTACAGCGCTCTGCAGCCAATAATTTCAAGCCTCAACAGTAGCCTGCTGGCTGGGGTGGATGGCATCGGCGCGGCGGCAGCTGTTGTATCGGTTGTATTCCGCAGCGTGGCCAGCCCATTGCGCCCCAGTGGCCTGCAGTTTCTTGCTCGCCGCGCAACCGATGGTGCGCTGCTGCGTGCAGACTCTGCCAACGATGGCACTATCACTGGCAGCTTTGATACAGCCGATAGCGTGACCAGTTTTCCGCAGCCTGGCAGTGTAAACGGCTACAGCCTGCCCTTTGTGCCAACGCCAACAACGGGGGGCAGTGCAACCGGCACGGTGGATTACACCACCGGCGTGGTGAGCATCAGCTTCAGCCAGCCGGTGATTCTCAGCACGCTGACGTATAACGCCGTGACGTATACCACTGTGCCTTTGTCGCCTGAAGTGCTGGGGTTAAACCCGGTTCGACTGCCCACCAATGGCCGCGTGCCGGTGTTCCAGTCGGGTTATCTGGTGGTGATTCACAACACCCAAAGCATTGCCCTGGCCACGCCCACGGCCGGCCAGGCCATTGATTGCGGGCGGGAAAATCTGGCGCAGGTGCATATCCGTGATGCGGCGGGTGTGGATCTGGACCCGGCCATGTACAGCGTGAGCAAAGCCACCGGCATCATCACGCTGGCCGACCCGTTTACCGCGCAAGATGAACAAGCCAACAGCCTGACCATGCCGCTGACCGTTACCCACCGTCAGGAAGACATGGCGGCCGTGGGCACCGTGTCGGTGGATGGCACGCTGCAGCTGCTGACCAGCCTGCGCAACAGCTACACCGCCGGCGACACCTTTGTGAGTGCGGCAGTGAATTTCGGCACCCTGCAAGCGCGGGTGCGCAACCTGTTCGATGAACAGACTGACACTGGCTGGCATGACGAGCGTCAGGGCTCAGAGGCCACGGCTACCTACGACGCGCTGAACTATCCGGTACTGATCGACAACCGCAGCGCGGTGCAGGAACGCTGGAAACTGAAGTTCACCAGTTCCACCGGCTATCAGGTGATCGGGGAAAAACTGGGCATTATCGGTACCGGCAGCATTAACGCCGACTACAGCCCCATCAATCCCATGACCAGCGAGCCGTACTTCACCATACGCGCCTCGGGCTGGGGTAGCGGCTGGGTAACCAGCAACATTTTACGCTTCAACACCGACGCAGCTGCCGCGCCGCTGTGGGCCATACGCACCGTATTGCCCGACAGCGAACCGCTGGCCGATGACGTTATTTCCGTGGAATTCAGAGGGGATGCAGACTAATGGGAGCGCCTACGGTTTATTACTACGATGATCCCGGTGCGCCGGTGTTGTCGAGCGGGCAGGATGCTTTTTATCAAATCATTCTTGCTTGCTTGGTCGATGGCTACGGCAGCAAGCCTGCGGCTGGCTGGTCGGTTGTGTATGACGATTGGGCATCTGGTGGGGTGGCTAGCTTTACTAATCAGCAACAGTCTGGGGTTCTGGGTGTTGTCCGTTCACCGCAGGCTGGAAATGCACCTTTCCTGTTCATTTCAGAGGCTATGCTTGATGCGAGAACACCGATTAACGCGCGAAGCGGGATTGGAATTATTTCGGATATCGGTGAATTTTCTGAGGGGTCAAAGCAGCAGCAGCGCCCATGGATTCGGTCGTTGGCCATTGGTGCTTGGTGTGTTGTTGCTAATGAAAACTGTGCGTGGATATTTGTTGCTTCATCTGATTCTGACTTGCATAGATATGGGGCGTCCTCTTCGAGGACTTCCAACTCTTTTATGGGAGTTTGCGGAATAGGTGCATTGAGGGATGTGCGCGGTTTAGGTGGTGTGTCGGATGCTGAACTCGGTAATTTCCATATTGTTGGCGGGAACTGGGGAACTAATAGTGGATACGGCGGCTGGAATAGCAGCAATAGTTATCCGCAGACCTCCGCAGTATTTAATACTGTTTTGTACGGCATTGATAATGTGTTGTTATCAGCACCTGCTTACGCAATGAATGATCCGTTTTCAATGCTCCCAAGTGTTAGCCCATTCAGAGTTCCTGATCGTATTGTTGAATTTCAATTGGTTCCGTTATCTGTGTACGTTAGTGAAAACCTGTCATCAAGTTTCAAAGAGTATGGCTGGCAGCGAGCCGTTATTCCTATGCTTAAAACGAATTTAAGTTTGGTTTATCCGTCATCTGTGTCGGTGCCAAATTCCGAGTCGCTTGGGGTTGCATGCTTGCGTGATTTGATTGATATAGATGGCCGGTCACATCTTGTTTGTCAAATACCCGACAGTGCGGTTGCATTGATTAGTCTTGGTGTTGAGGACTGGATGTGACGGGGATTTCATTCAGTTATCAATCACCGCTTAGGATTGCTGTGAGTGGGGTTGTTTATTGTGATCTGCTGCACAATCTGCCCATTGAACCTGGCGTGTTTTTCATTACGCAATTTGTGCGCTCTATAAACGCTCCGGATGCTGTTGTGGTTACCCGCAATAAGCTGCGCTTTCCGTTGTTAGCTATTAACGCCTCAGCAAGCTACAAGCTACTTGCCCTTAAAATCCAGAACGGCATCTCGGCTGGCGTGTGGTGGGTAGACAACTACGTGTACAACCCCGGTCAGTTGAATATCGAATTTACAAGTCAGGGGCAGTCCTCCGGCGGCGGAGATCCTAAATCGTTCAGTGGTCGCACGGAGGTGGCGGGCTTGCCTGCGGCGCGGCGTGTGGTAGCGGTCGGCCTTGATGGAGACGCCCCGCAGCTGTTGGCAGAAACTCAGTCCGACCCTGTTACCGGCCAGTACACTCTGAACTGGCAAGGCTACACCGGCCAGGTTCTGGTTACCGCTCTGGATGATTACGGCGTGCCGCACGTTGAAGGCGAAGCGCGTGGCGTGGGTGAGCGTATTCACCCCAGCAGCCCAACGGGTTATGTCTATCAAGTCAGCGCCCCCGGTGTGCTGGGGCCGGAACCGGCATGGCCCACCGCCGATGGCGAACCCGTTACCAGCGGTACGGTACGAATGACAGCGGTGCCGTTCTACCGGCCTAAGTCAGCCGGGCCTTTCACTATTTCGTAAGGAATCCTATGTCTGACGCTTTAGAGCTGCCTGCCATTCGCGTGATGGCACGGGCTGGCGTAGCCGTGGGCGATGCTCAGGCCGGTGCGGCATCGGTGGGCTGGGGAGTGCCGCCGCCGCTGCATCAGTTGCTGCCGTCGCAGCTGGGTATGGGGGAGGCTATGGCCAGCGGCTTTGCGTCCGGTTTCGGCATGGCCGGTGCGCATTCCGTGGCCTCGCTGTGGTTGCAGTCGCTGGCCTCTGAACCGCTGGTCGGTGCCAATGCGCTGGCGTGGAATACGCTGCGCCACATCGATGTGCCGAACCTGCAACATCAGCAGCAGGCCGGTGTGCCGCTGGCGGGCGGCTGGCAGATCTGGGCGCATACCAGCGTGGTGGAGCATGCCACCGGTGCTGAGCTGCCGCAGTTGTGCGTGAATCTGCTGGCGGTGCGCCCTTCGGCCTATGCGTTGCGGCAGGCCGAACTGTTTACCGACCTGTCGGCGCTGCTGGCGCTGGATGATGGCCCGTACATTCCGGCGGGGCGCATTACCTGGGGCGACTATGAACTGACCAAGCGGCCAGCAACGCCCATGGCCAGCGGTGCCGCGCTGGGTGTGCATCAGCCGCCCGCCCATGAAGACAACACTCTGCTGCCCTGGGGTGTGGGCGTATCGCTCAGCTACCAGCCCGAACTGCCCTACAAAACAGAACCGCCGCCGCAGGAACCCGGCGAGTGGCCTGCGCCTAACTATTCAGAGGTTTACATCATCGTGAACAGCGTAAACGCCTATGCGTTACCCGGCATGCAGCCGCTGGCCATTGCCGATATTTCCCTGCAGCTGGATGCCGACACCTACAGCTGGAAGTTCAGTGCCGAGGTTCTGAACGGCGCCAGCGTGGCGCTGCTGAAGCCCGACGCCAGCGGATACAAACAGGCGCTTATTGAAATCAACGGCCATCAGTGGGTGGTGTTCATTACCCAGTGGGATAAGTCGCGCAAGATTACCGGCAGCAGCCTGGACAAACGATTTTCCGTGTCGGGCTACAGCCGCACTCAGTACCTGGGGCAGCCGTTCGCGCCCAAGCGTACCCGCAGCATTGGCACCACCACGGCAGTGCAGGCCGCTACGGCAGAGCTTGCCGGTACCGGATTCGCTCTGGATTGGGATGCTGCATTGCTGCCGGATTGGATCATGCCTAACGCCAGCTATAGCTATCAGGAGTTGACACCACTGCAGGCCATTAAGCGGCTGGCTGCTGCTGTTGGCGCGGTGGTGCAGCCTGCCATGGCAGCGGATACCGTGATTGTGCGCCCGCGCTATGCCGTGCTGCCGTGGGATTTATGGTCGGCTGATATGGACCGCACCATCCATGAAAACCAGATACTCAGCGAGGGCGGCAAGCTGGAAACCCGGCCTCAGATCAATGCAGTGGACGTTACCGGCGAACGGGAGGGCGTTGCGCTCAGTGCTACCCGGCTGGGTACCGCTGGCGATCAGTTCGGCCCGGATGTGGTGGATGCCTGGCTGACAGAACAACCGGCCAACGCCGGCCGCGCGGCGCAGGAAATTGCCGCCAGTGGTGACCGCATTATCCATACGCTGGAACTGGCCATACCCGAAACCAGTGCGCAGCCGGGGCTGTTGCTGCCGGGGCATACCGTGGCGGTGGTTTACAACAGCACCGCGCTGACGTACCGCGCTTATGTGCAGAGCGTCAGCATCAGCGCCCCGGGGCGTGGATCTGCCAAAGTTCGTCAAAATGTAACACTCGAACAACCGATAGCCTGGGAGGGCATGGCATGAGTAATCCGTGGGTAAGATTCGGAGCGCTGACCGCACCAGGTGCGAAAGCAGTGGTTACCGTTGCGGCGGTTAACGCCAATGGCACCAGTGCAGTAACCCTGCGCACGGGCGAAAGCATTACTGTGCAGGGCGTGTCTGTGCCGGTGGGTAGTAAAGCTATGATTCAGGGCGGCAAGATAATCGGGCAGGCTCCTGATTTACCGGCTGTGAGTGTGACCGTTTAGCGCTTCACAAACTCCCTGAAAAACTCGATGAACAGCTGGCGGCGCGGTGCTGACCAGCGTGCCAGCTCGTTCATTACCTCTACCATGGCCGGGCTGAATAGCGCGGATTTATAAACCCCGTACTGATCCATTGGATAGAGCGGCGGCTCAAGTCCCATTAGCAGATATGATGGGCTGCCGCTGTACACGCGCAGCAACACGTATAACTCCCGCAGCGTGGGTGGCGTAGTTCCGTGGTTGCGAGGCTTGTGCGCATTTGTACCCAATAACTCCCAGCGGCGCAGAGCACGCAATGTAAATCGTTCACTGATCCTTTCCTCCTCGGCCACTTCGTTGGCCAGTCTTACCGCTTCTTTCTGAGTATATCCCGCCTCCATGCGCATAGTTCTCAGCCTTTCACCGCAGGCCGCCTGTGCGCTGTGCATCTGATTAAATCTCTCAAAACTTCATCACTGTATGTATAGACACGCCTGCACCTTCGCCCCACGTTTGATTTGTTGTGTTCAGGTTGGGCGCGCACTGTAACAGATGGTTGCTTGATATCAGACAGACTGCGCCGCAGTATCGTGTGACAAATGATGTCAGTATCAATATATGAGGACGCAGGATGAAAGCGCGACAGGATATAACGCGCCAGCCGGAGCGCTGGATAACCGCAATCGTAGACGGCACGGTTAAATTAGTTGAGCGAATACCGGATGACGCCGTGGTCATCCGGCTGGATGACTTGCCGGGTCTGGTGATGGATAAGGTGGTGGTGTGCGACACGCTCGCCGGGAGGGTGCGGCAAGCGCTTGAAGGGCGTTAGGGTTGCTCAGCTGTACGGGAAAGTACGCGGCGGGGTGAATACAGGGTGTCATTAATGACGATAAACTCTTTTTTGAGCCACTGGGTTACCTGGGCCGGCTGAACGCCCTGTGCAGCTGCGAATGCTTTTTGTGATCCGGCAAAGTGCAGGGCGATGTACTCATTAAGCCCCATATACTTTCTCCAGTTTCAGTTCTGCTTCACGTCCCAGCATTGGCACAATGTAGACTGTTCCTTGTTCGTCTTCGGCTTCGGCTGCTTCATACCCCATTTTTTTGGCGCATTCGCCTTGTTTTGCCTGAATCCAGAAGTCATCTTCATAGTCGCTGCTGTAGTCAAACGCTGAGTCTGAGCCGTCCAGCAGTGCTTCTGCCTGGTCTTCGTCGATTCCGAATTTTGATGCGATGGCTGCAACAATCTCCGCGTCGTATAGATTGGATACGGTGATGATTTTGTCTTCTTTCAACTCCAGCGAGTAAACGTAAAGATCCTTTGTGATGGACATGCTGTATTCATTTGCAGAAAAGAACAGGCAGTCATCAAAAGTGCCGTGCGCATTAATATTGGTGATGCTGATCGGGCTAGTGTGCAGAACTTTCATGGCCATCTCCTGAGTTGATAAATATAGTTTAACGCTATATTTAACAAAGTAAAGCGTTTTGCTATATTTGATTCAGAAGTCAGCCTGCGACACCCATTTTCCTGTGTTTGCATTTATGCGCAGCAGTCGCACGGCGCCGCCTTTAAAACGCAGTACCAGGTCAATGTCTGGTTTTTTTGTTGAGGTTTTTCCCAAGCGTTTGCTGAGTCGTGCTGCAATCTGGGCTTGTGCTCCGGAGTCGTTGGCTTCCATGCCTTTGATAAATACGTCGATGCGTTCAAAGGTGCGGCTGCACAGCGTGCGGGCGGTTGTGCGGGCGGTGTAGTCGAGGTTGTTAACGTCGGCAATAACGGCTGTCCACTCGCTCAGTAGTTTTTCGCTGGATTCGGTTTGTATTGCCCGCAGTTCGGCCCCGGTCTGGCGGCGCAGGTTGTTGAGTTCGGCCTGCCTGCTTTCGAGGTCGCGCATAGTACGCATGACGGCCAGTGGTGGTTCGTCGGTTTGTAGCAGCGCCTCGGTCAGTCTCTCTGTTTTCCGCCTTGCTTCGTCCAGTTCGGTTTCGATGGCGGCGAGCTTGGTCTGTAGTTTTGCTTTTGCGGTGTTGTGGCTGTCCAGCTCGTGAGTGCTCAGGTGGTCGCGGCAGTATGTGAGTAGGGCTCGCTCGACAACGGAAAGTGAGCAGCTGCCGCCCACGGGGCAGTCCTGCTTCAGTGAGTGTGATGCGCAGAGCAGGCGGCGGTGGCCGTCGGCCAGTGTGCCGTCTGTTCTGGCGCGGAACTGCATGTTGATGCCATTCATTGTGGTGCCGCAGTACCCGCAATAACAAATGCCAATGCCGGTAAATACGCCGGGAATGTTGCTGCCGCTGGCGCGTGGTCGGGTGCCTTTGGTGGATAGCAGCAGGTCGTGCTCGGCTTTGTTGAGAATTGCGGGGTAGTAGTCGTGAAGTTGGTAGGTTTCGCCGCTGACGCTGATTTCTTTAATGCCGGTAAGTGCCGGGGATTTGAGAATCTTGTACAGGTGAGCGGAGCTGATCGGCCGGCCTGTGTAGCTGATTTTGTCCTGATTGAGATGCTTTGCAATGGCGCTTCCACCCATGCCGGTTTGGTATAAATTCAGGGCCATCCGGAGGGCTTCGGCGCGTTCAGGGATCAGGCGGAATAGTGGCGGTTCAGTGTTACCTGTTTCTTCCAGCCATTCCGGCGGGCGGCCGTTTCGTATGTGGGTGCGCTTTTTTCCACTGATCCAGTTTTCGCAGGCGATGCGGATGGCGGCGGATACTCGCCGTGCCTTTGTCTCTGACTCTTCGTGCGCACGGATCATCACGAGCAGGCTGTAAACAAGGTCCATGGGGTTAGACTTGAGGCTGGCGCGGTCGTAGTGCTTGCCGTCGCTGGCAGTTACTACGGTTATTCCGGCGTTGATGATCTGGTAAAGCAGCGCCTGTGCTTCGATAGGCTCGGCCCTGCTCAGTCGGTCCAGCGCTTCGATGACCAGTAACGAGCCGGATTCTACCTGGCCATTTTCGATGGCGCGCAGGAAGGCTCCAAGCGCCCCTTGTTTGATGTGTGTCTGGTGATAGGCGCTCAGGCCCTCGTCGCGGAGTGATAGTGAGCTGTCCAGTGTCAGGCCGTTCTCGGCGGCGTATCGCTCGGCAAACTCCGTCTGGCGGGCTGTTGATGAGCCTGCGGCCTGTTCGGGTGTAGAAAATCGGATGTAGCTGTATAATCGCCGCATTTTGCCCACCGTGAGAATATCAATGGCGAACAATACTACAAAACCAAGCAGCGGGCGTATAGGTCTGGTGTCTCTTGGCTGTCCCAAAGCGCTGGTGGATTCTGAAAAGATCCTGACCCAGCTGAAAATGGATGGCTATGACGTGGTGAACAGCTACGACAACGCCGACGTGGTGGTGGTGAATACCTGTGGCTTTATCGATGCCGCCAAGCAGGAATCGCTGGATGCCATCCGCGAGGCCATGACCGAAAACGGCAAGGTGATCGTGACCGGCTGCATGGGCAAAGGCAAAGATGCCGAAACCATCAGAGAACTGAACCCTGGCATTCTGGCTGTTACCGGCCCGCAAGCTTATGAAGAAGTGATGACCGCCGTGCACGAGTGGGTGCCGCCGGTGGCGCAGGAACATAACCCGTATATTGATCTGGTACCGCCGCAGGGTGTGAAGCTGACGCCGCGCCATTACTCCTACCTGAAAATTTCCGAAGGCTGTAACCACAGCTGCACCTTCTGCATCATTCCGGATATGCGCGGCAAGCATGTCAGCCGTCCGATTGGTGATGTGCTGGACGAAGCCAAGCGTCTGGTGGCGGCGGGCACCCGTGAGCTGCTGGTGATTTCGCAGGATACCTCGGCGTATGGCGTTGATCTGAAATACCGTACCGGTTTCTGGGACGGTAAGCCGGTTAAAACCAAACTCTACGATCTGTGCAAAGAACTGGGCGAACTGGGTGCCTGGGTGCGTCTGCACTATGTGTACCCGTACCCAAGCGTGGATGACATTATGCCTTTGATGGCCGAAGGCAAAATTCTGCCGTATCTGGATATTCCGTTTCAGCACGCCAGTCCGCGTATTCTGAAGCTGATGAAACGTCCGGCCCATGCTGAGAACACGCTGGAGCGTATCCATAAATGGCGCGCCCAGGTGCCGGATCTGGTGATCCGTTCGACCTTTGTGGTCGGCTTCCCCGGTGAAACCGAAGAAGACTTCCAGATGCTGCTCGACTGGCTGGAAGAAGCGGAGCTCGACCGCGTTGGCTGC